AGGTCAACGCAGAGGGCCGCGCTGTGGCTGTCGGCTCCGGCAGCGTGACCGCCAAGACCGGCGGTTAAGGAGGGCCGATATGTCAGCGGGACTGCGTATTGATTTACTCAAGGTCGATCTCGGCCTCCTGAGCTGCGCCGAGCCACAGGAACTGTATCTGCGCAGCCTGCTGACGTCGGCTGAGAACTTTATCCGCCGCCGGGGCGTGCCTCTGGCGGACGATGATACCGACGACGATCTGCTGGTTGCGTCGGTGGCTGCATGGATGTACCGTGCGCGCGGATCTGCCGACCGCGCACAGCTTCCCCGGAACCTGGACATCCAGATCAAGGATCGGCTGTGCGCGGCCAAGATGGGAGGCAACAAATGATCTATGACAAGATTCTGACCATCTGCACGCTGCGCCCCGGCAAATCGCCTGCTGTGCGAAAGCTTGGGAAAATCAGCCAGCAGTATTACGCGGAGCGCACCGTCTACGCCTCCCGCTATTATGCGGGCAGGCAGGCGGGCGCGAAGCTGGTACGAATGGTGTCAGTGCCTCGCAGCGTGTACGACCCGCCAATCGAGGCCGACCAATACTGCATCCTGGACGACGGGCATGCGTACCGCATCGACCAGGCGCAGCGTGAGCTTGATGATGACGGGCTGCCGGTCACGACGCTGAGCCTGGCAGAGCCGGAGGGTAAGTATGAGCTATACCAAGATTGAGCGCGCACTGGAAAGCGTGCTGCCGGGCGCCGTGTACAAGGTGCAGGCCCCAATCGAGGACACCAGCGGCAACCCGATCACCAGATATCTGGTGTGGACGCCGACCGGCGAACGGTACGAATATGCCGACGGAAAGCCGTTTGCAACCGTCCACACAGCGGTTGTGACGGTGGGTACGCAGACTGAGGACGACGACCTGCCGCGAAAGGTCACGGCGGCGCTGGCCGAGGCGCGTGTGGCGATGCAGCCGCCGGAGCATTCATATGACGATGAGCTTGCCACTTATTTTACGGATATTCCGTGTGAGGTGATCTGATGGCGCAATTAGAGACCAACAGCGGTTCGGATAACATCACAGAAGTTATTCGACGGATGGAAAAGGCCGACCTGTTTACAGACGAAAACCTCAAGGAGATGCTGACTGCCGGCGCGGGAATTATGCTGGATGCGGTTAAATCTGCTTTTGTCACGGCCGGACACAACTCTGTCGGGCGTGCCCGCCGGACGGGCGAGACCTACCGGCATATTGCCAAAACCCGCAACGTCAAGAAAGATAAGCATGGTGTGCCGTATATGCAAGTGACGATCAACGGCAAGGACAGCCGCAATCAGCGCTACGGCGTCAAGGGCTTTGTCCTCAACTATGGCCGCCGCACTGGCGGCAGGATCACTGCTGACCATTACTGGAGCAATGCAGTAAAAAATACATGGCAGCGTGTCAACGATTCGATGGCTGAAGTAGCGGCGCGAAAGCTGAAAGGAGAATGAAATGCCTGAATTTGATCTGCGCGGCATGAAGGCCGCAAAGTACAATTACGACAAATCGCAGAAGAAAATCACATACGGCGAGGCTATGAGCATGGGCGAGGCCATGAAGGCAAACCTCGAAATGAAATTTGCCGAAGGCCGCATCTATGCCGAATCCTCGCTTTCGGAGTACATGAAGAAATGCACCGGTATGACGACCAGCGTCGGCGTGAAGTATATTCCCGCCGATTGCCAAAAGGTGCTTTATGGCTTTTATGAGCTGAGCCGGTCGGTCGGCTCTACCTCGCCGAAGACCGTCAAGAGCATGACGGCCGGCAGGACCTCGACGGGCCAGTACGTCGGACACGGCTTTTACAGCCCCGATATGATCGACGGCGTAGAGAAATTTACTGCCGTCTTTGTCCACAAGACGCTGTTCGGCCCGCCCAGCCGTGTCCTTCAGACGATGGGCGAGTCGATCATTTTCCAGACGCCGACCACAAGCGGTGAGTCCCTCGTTGACGATCTCGGCCACCTGTTCGAGTGGTACACTTTTGACACCGAGGCCGAGGCCATTGAGTGGCTCGCTGCGTGCTTCACGACCGAGCCTACGGTAGTGACGGGGGCGGGCTGATGGATGTACGACTCAAAACCATGCCGTATGAGATCGACGGCCACAAGCTGACGCTCTCCTGCAACATGGATGTGCTTGCAGAGCTTCAGGCGCAGGACAGCAACCTTGGACAACTGCTGGACGGTGACCGCTCAATGCGGAACTATCTCCGGCTGATGGCTGCGATGATCAACAGCGAGCTTCGCCGCCAGGGTGTGGACGCGGCCTATACCGACGGAGACCTCGGCCGCCGCATCAGTTTCCGAGAATTTCGGAAGAACAACCACGCTGTGTTCGCGATGCTCGTTTCCGCCGTCATTGTCGATGACCCGGAGGAAGCGGAGCCGAAAACGGAGCAGCCGGAGGCAGACGAAAAAAACGCAGTGACCAGCAAGGACGACGGAACGGCATCGACTTTGCCTGGTACCTGAATATCTGGATCAATATCCTACACAACGACGAGGCCGTTTTCTGGCGGTCCATGACGCCGGCACGGTGTGTTGCACTTTACCGAGAGTATTTCAAACTCACGGGCGCACCGTGCCGGCCTTTTGCATCTGAGACGCAGCCCGCGCCTCAGGAGCAGAAGCCCGCCCGCTTGTCGTTGTCCGAATACCTCATGGGGAGGTGCAATTAATGGCAGGCCCAAGTATCAACACAAAAATCAAGCTTGACGGCGAAAAGGAGTACAAGGCGGCGCTGGCTGAAATCAACAGCGGCTTGCGGGTGCTCAAATCCGAGCTGAATCTAGCTTCGGAGCAATTTAAGGATAATGCAGGCAGCGTGGATGCGCTGAGCAAGAAAAACGACATCCTTGAACGCAGCATTCTCACCCAGCAAGAGAAGATTGAAAAGCTGAAGGAGGCTCTTCAGTACGCGGGCAAAGAGTATGGTGAGAGCAGCGAGAAAACCAATGGCTGGAAAATCGCGCTGAACAATGCCGAGGCTGAGCTTGCGAAAATGCAGGGTGAGCTTGATGCCAACACAGATGCTTTGAAGAAGATGACGAGCCCTCTGGATAAGGTCAGGAGCGCCTTTGCCGCGACCAAGGAGCAGGGCGGCGGCGTCAAGGAAGCGCTGGCAAATCTCAAGGATGAGTTTACGCTCAGCACGGATTCTGCGAATGGCCTTGGCACGGCACTGACAGATATCGCTGGGCATTTCGGCATCCAGCTTCCGGAGAGTGCATCGAAGGCTGCGAGCGCATTGAACGGCATCAACGCAGGGGCTGCGCTGGCTGTGACCGGGATCGGGCTGCTGGCCGCAGCAATTGTGAAAGCTGAAAAGACGTTGATCTCCATGACGAAGGAGAGCGCCGAATATGCCAAGGAGATTAAGACGCTTTCCAGCGTTACGGGGCAGTCCGCAGAGAGCCTTCAGGAATTTGACTACGCCGCCGAGATGATCGGCGTCTCGTCCGACCGCATCCGCGACAGCCTCAAGGAAACCACCAACAAAATGCAGGAAGCCGCGACGGGCACAGGCGACGCCTACGAGGCGTACAACAAGCTCGGCGTGGAGATCACCGACGTGGACGGCCAGCTGCGCAGCGCGGAGGACGTGTTTTATGACACAATCGACGCCCTCGGCCAGATGAAGAACAAAACCGAGCGCGACGCCATTGCAATGGATCTCCTGTCCGAGTCTGCGCAGGAGCTGAATCCGCTGATCGAGATCGGCAGCGACGGCCTCAAGCAGTACGCCCAGGAGGCGCACAGCATGGGCTACGTGCTCGATAATGAGGCGCTGACGGCGCTTACCGAGGTGGACGACGCATACCAGCGACTGCAAAAGTCGCAGGAGGGCGCAAAGAATCAGCTTTCTGCTGAGTTCGCGCCGTATCTCACGGAGTTCTATGAGAAGATCACGAAGCTCATCAAGGACGGCGGACAGGCGCTCAAGGACTCCGGAATCGTGGACTCCTTCGGTATGCTGCTGGAGACTGTGGGCGACATTATCGCGCCTACCGACCAGCTCTCGTCGGACACTGTACCGAAGCTCACGGAGGCGCTTCGCCCGCTGGCCGAGATCATGGCGGGAATTGCAGACACTATTGACTTTATCAGCGGTGCGGCGACCGTCCTCACGACCGGCATATGGGACTGGGATAAGTGGTCGGGAGGCTGGAAGCAGATGGGCAAGGCTGCGGGCTTCGGATACTCCTACGGCAACGGCAACAACACGCAGACACTCAAGGAAAAATGGGAGCAGACAGACATCAACCGCGCGACCAGCGCGAACGGCTACGGCCAGTATTACGCAAACGGAAAGTGGTATTCCAATTATGAGAGCTACCTCCGCGACGAATGGGAAAAGTCCGGGACAGGAACTAGCTTTGAGTATTGGAAAATGCAGAAGGGCTATAACGCCTCCGGCACGGACTACTGGCGAGGTGGGCGGACGCTGATCGGCGAGTATGGCCCGGAGGAAGTTGTGCTGCCGCAGGGCACGCGCATCCTGACGGCGCAGGAAACCCGGCAGGCGTCGGGAGGTGATACATTTTACATCACGATCCCGGCCAATACGGTAAAGGAATTCAACGACATCGTAAACATCGCGCGAAATAAGCGCCGCACAGACAGAATGGGGGTGGATAAGGAATGAGTACAACACAAAGTCTCTACTCCAAGGCCTTCGCGTTTCTTGACTCCGACAACCGAGGATCGAATGTGCATACTGGTTCGCAAGTAACACTTAGGACATATGAGAGCCGGCTCCTTGTAAAGTTCGAGAGCCTGCCGGATCAATTTAGGTTTAAACGGATATCTGGTGCGCAACTGTTCTTTTATTTCTTGGCAGCCGAGGGTTCCTATGACTGGTATGATGCGCATGCAAACACAAAGGAATTTGACGAAAAAACTGTAACGTGGGGAACATGGAACGAGACTGGTTACAATCTCGTATTCCAGCGTAAGGGCGTTGGGAACGCCCCGGTATGGGTAGAGTTCCCTTCCGCATCAATCTTATTTGGTGACGCTGTTACCTACGGTATAAGATTGCAATCTTCTCTTCTTAATGCTAAGCCATTTACCGTACAGACGAGCGGTGCAAACAGACCGTACCTCGTATTGACAATAGATGAAAGCGCCACAGCGGATACGCTGAATATATCAAGTATGTCGCCCAATGCCGGAGCGATTGACAAGTATCACGATGTTCTTTTCACGTGGAACTCAACAGCCCCATACCCATGTGCTCCGAGACTCGTCCAAGCCTCTGCAACTTTTCAGTGGCGCACAGGTCCTAGCGGAACGATCCATTCACACAGCGTCTCCGGAAACACGAACAGTTTCACCGTCCCAGCAAAAACTTTTACAGGGACGAGTGTCCAATGGCGGATCGTTGTGACTGCAAATAGCGGAAAAACAACGACATCGGACTGGATTGAACTGTCCACGGAGGACTCGATGCCATCGGCCGTCGCCCTGTCCCCAAATGGGGAGGTCGTTGACAACAGAGCCAGCACCATATTCCGCTGGTCGCACATCATCACGACAGGCACGGCGCAGACAAAAGCCGACCTGCAAATATCCGCAGATCGGCAGACATGGACGGATCTTGCGACCGTTACGGGCGAAGATCAGACGTACACAGCCCCCGCCAATACGCTCGGATCTGGGACGAAGTTCTGGCGTGTGCGCACCTACAATACCGATGGCGTTGCCTCTGAATGGAGCGACGCAGCGCAGTTTATCTGTGTCGGCGCTCCGGCGGCTCCGGCGGTTTCAATCAAGTCGCAGTCTCCGCGCCCGGTTATCGGCTGGCAATCATCGGAACAGCTGGCCTACCAGGTGGAAATCGACGGCGTTTACAGCTCCGGCACGTACTACGGCACGGAAAAAACGTGGACAGCGCCGATGTACCTCGAAGATGGTGAATACATTGTGCGCGTCCGCGTGCAAAACGAATACGCCATGTGGTCGCCATGGGGATCGGCGGCGCTGCAAGTCGCCAACACGGCGGGGCCGGCAATCAATTTGACGGCAGAGGCCGGGGACACGGTGCGCCTCTTCTGGAGCGCTGCCGGAGGGTATCACTACAACTTTTACCTGATATACCGCGATGGGAAGCTCATCGCAAAAACGACAGAGCACACATACACGGATCTGAGTTCCATCGGCAGCGTAAGCTACCAGGTGCGCGGGTGCTTTGACACAAGCTCCAATTACCGGCTGTCCAACACAGTGGAGGTGACGGCATCCGTGCCGTGCGTGACGCTGATCGATCTTGATACAGGCGATGTGCTGCCGCTTCCCTACTCGGCCAGCACACACCGCACGACGGGGCGCAATCTGAGCCGGGGCGTACAGTCCGTGCAGCTTGCCGGGCGGCGATATCCGACGATAGAGCGCAGTATGCACTATGCGGAGACAATCTCGGTTGCGTGCGCTTTCCGCGAGGCGGAGGACTGCGCGGCGCTTGAGGCGCTTGTGGGCAAGATGGTCACGGCAAAAACGCCGGAGGGTAAAATGGTGAGCGGGTGCCTATCGGTGCTTGCGGCCACTGCGGACGGCGGCTTTTACACGTCGTATCAATTCGATGTGGAACAGGCGGACGTGGAGGAGGTTGTGGACATTGATTCGTGACGTAGCGTACAAGATCAACGTGCTTCGCGACGGCGCGGAGTTCAAACAGCTTTCGTGGGCGGCA